ATCTATCAGGCGATTGGCAATCTGGCCCCCATCCTCCGAGCTTTTGCGAAAAAAGGCACTAAGGCTGTGCCTTATCCCGATCAGCCGTTTGCGCTGAACACCATGCAGAAGGAGGAAAAGAAACAGGCCAAACGGGAGAAGCAGGACGAAAAGGCGAAAGCCTATTTTCAAGCATTGGCTATGTCGTTCAATAAGAAATTTCAGGAGAAAGGTGGTGGCGTAAATGGCTGATAATGTGGAAATTCAGGGTTTGGAATTTCAAATCCAAGAGAACAGTGCAGGAGCCGTAACCGGACTTGAAAATCTGAAAAAGGCCCTGAGCGGATTGAAGTCTGTGACCGGCAGCAGCGTCAAAGGGCTTGACAGCACCAGCAAGAGTATTCGGGAATTGAAGAACGCTCTCTCCGGCCTGAACAGTGGTGATATGTCCCGGAAGTTGACGCAGATTGCCTCCGGCCTGAGAGCATTGGAACAGGTCAGAGGGGTCAAGATTTCCAGTTCTATCCCCAATCAGCTTAACGCTCTCAATGCCGCCCTGAAAAATGTCAGGTGGACGGACGGGGACAAGATCAGAACCCTTGTAGATGGTCTGCGTCCTCTGTCTGAGCTTGGAAGAGCCAACATGACTTCCTTCATCAATCAGCTCGGAAAACTCCCGGCACTGATTGACGAGTTGGAAAAAGCAGATGTTGACAAGTTCACTCGCCAGATGAAGGAGCTTGCCGCCGCTATGAAGCCTTTTGCAGATGAAATGCAGAAGGTGTCCAATGGATTTTCCGCTTTTCCGTCCAGAATACAGAGGTTGATTGCCAGCACAGACCGGTACAACAATTCTGTAAACCGGGCCACTACTGGTACTAAAGCGTGGTCTAATGCTCTCACAGGCATCAAACTTTCCACGGTACTCTACGCCTCTAATCGAATTGGTGCCGCACTTGCCGGATATATGTATCAGGCTTCCGAATGGGAAGGTATCATGTACCGCTTTGGTCGAGCTTTTGGCGAAGAGGCAGAAGAAAATTACAAGTGGATTAACCGTCTAAACTCTGAGCTGAAAATCAATGTTCAACAGTTCATGCAGTATGCTTCCATCTACGGCACTATGCTGAAAGGCTTCGGTGTCGCACAGAAGGACGCTGCGGCTATGGCTATGAACTATACCGAGCTGACTTATGATATTTGGGCCGGTTACAACGACATTTACAAGAGTTTTGAAGACGCTGCCGTTGCTGTGCGCTCTGCTATTGCCGGTGAGGTTGAACCCATCCGTAGAGCTGGTTTCACCATCGTGGACTCTCAGTTGAAGATCACGGCGGCAAATTACGGTATTGCGTACAGCACTCAAAGCGCAAGCGAGGAATTGAAGTCCTATCTGCGGTATCTGACCTTGATCGACCAAGCCAAGGCACAGAATTTGATTGGCACTTATGCCCGTGAGATGACTACCGCAGAAGGTCTTATGAGAACCCTGCGTCAACAGCTCACCTCTCTATCCCAGGCTTTTGGCTCTTTCCTTCTTCCTGCTTTGGTGAAGGTTTTACCCTATGTGCAAGCCTTTGTGGAGCTGATTGGGGAAGCGATTGCGGCTCTGGCACAGCTCTTTGGCATTGACTTGAAGCCGGTGGATTTCGGAGTCAGTTCTGGTGCCTCCGCTGCCGGGGATATGGCTGATAATCTTGGTGACGCTGCGGGTGCCGCAAAGAAGCTGAAACAGTACACCGCTGGTTTTGACGAGCTGAATGTTTTTGATCCTAATCAGGGAGCCGGGGGAGCTGGTGCCGGTGTTTCCGGTGGAGGCTACGAGGGTGAGTTTGACATCGGTAAACTGTGGGACGAGAGCATTTTTGAGAACATCAATTCCCAGGTTGACGAACTGAAAGAAAACCTGAAAGGTGTTCTTTCCACTGTGACCAGTATTGCGGCGGGTATTTTGGCGTGGAAGGTCGCCAAAGATTTCTTAGCGGCCTTGAAACTTCTGAAAGAACTGAACTCCAAGAATTTTGCCTTCAAACTGGACTTCAAAGTTCTCGGCTTGTCCATGTTCCTCGCTGATTTGAAGGAATTTGAAAGGTATCTGAAAGATTTCCTGGACAACGGCCCTACCTTCCAGAATGTTGCCGGTATGATTAGTTCCTTTGCCGGTATGGTGGGGGACGCTCTGATTATGCTCGGCGGTTTGAAGGTCGGCGGTGCGCTGAAAGTTATCCAGGGTATCGGTGAGATCGTCATTGGTATCAGCGACATTGCGGAGAATGGTGTCAATGCGGAAAATGCCCTAACTGTCATCCGAGGATTGACCAATATCGCCATTGGTATCGGCGTGTTCACTGGAAATATCAAGTTGGCGGCATGGAGCGTAGCCATTCAAGGCTTCACCACCATCATCCGTGAGATTGCTACAAATTGGGACGCTATCAAGCAAGGCGATTGGAGCGGTGTGGACAAGGTAGCTCTGATTATTGGCGGTTTGGAAATCCTGGGTGGTTTGGTAGTCGCTCTTGATGTATTTTCCAAGTTGAAGGGTATCTCTAACCTGGGCAATGCCACTACCGCTATGAACACACTCTCCAATGCTACGGGAACGATTGATACTACCGTTAGTACCCAGCTCTCCCCCAAATTGAAATCTCTGGCGAAAAACCTCGGCCTTGGTGTGGTAGTCATTGCCGAAGTTGCTGCGGCGGCAATTATCTTTACCGGAGCAATAGCCATTATGGGCTTTGAATTGGAAAAGGTAGGAGAAGCATGGGAACCGGTACTTGAAAATGGGGAAACCGTAGTTTCGGGTATTGCGCTTGGAACCGCTTTATTGGCCGGTGTAGGTCTGGCGGCGTATGCCCTGGGAACTGGCGGCAAAACGATTGCTTTGAATATTGGTATCGGAACCGCCATTTTGTTAGAACTCGGCGTAGCCGCTGGCCTGTTCATCATTGAGGTATGGGCTATCGGCAAAGGGCTTGACGAGATCGGTCAAGCATGGCAACCGGTTCTTGACAACGGAGAAACGATTGCGGCTGGTATTGGTCTTGGCACCGCTCTACTGGTAGGTATCGGTGTTGTGACAGCGGCTCTCGGAGCGGCTACGGTGGCCTCTGTGGGGCTTTTACCCATTGCGGTAGGCTTGGGTACTGCTATTCTGGTCGAACTTGCTGCGGCCTTTGTACTGTTCACGGAAAGCCTTGTAGCTGTGGCTGACGAACTGAATTTCAATCTTGCACCATCCCTTCGCAGCTTAAACGGCACTCTCCCTCAGCTTACCGAGGATATGTCCGACTTCGTAGATTTCATGTCTGCCTTTGCCGGAGAAATCGGTTCCTACACCGACTCTATGGGCGGTATCACCTGGGACAGCATTGTGAGCGGCTTCCAGAAGCTCTTTGCCGGTAATCCTATCGGTGACTTTGCTGATGATGTGAACACCATCTACACGGACACTAAGAGCTTGAATGACGAACTGCGGCTTGCAAACCCGGAACTGCAAACCGCTGTAACCCTGCTGACACAGTATGCCGCTCTCATGGAGCAGCTTGGTATTCTGACGCAGGAAAACGGCACGGCAAATCTGGCAACTGGCATCTTTACCAATCTGCAAGTCTGCGGCGAGCAGCTTGTGACTGGCTTCTCCACCGGCATGACCAATAAAATGCCTCTCATTCAAGCCAATGTGGAGCAGATGAAGACCACCCTTGACACCAACTTCAATACGCTGGTAGACGGGGTTGTGCAGAAGTGGCAGACCGGTTTGGACACCATGAACACGGATTTTACTACTTTCCGCACAAATACGCTTCTCGGCTTCACGGACTTCCAAACGCAGATGACCACTGGCATGGACGATTTTACGACCACCTTCCCGAAGGGGTGGAGTTCCATGTGGAGAGGCATGACCAATACCGCTATCATTCAGTGGAACTCTACTCTGAACGCAATGGAAAGAGGCATGAACAATGCCATCAACGCACTCAACCAAGTCATTCGCTCTATCAACGCTGTTTCTTGGATTACGGGTATCAGTCTGAGCTATTTTAGCCGGATTTCCATTGACCAAATCCAGTATATGGCTGAGGGCGGTTTCGTGGATGAAGGGCAGCTCTTCATTGCGAGAGAGGCCGGAGCCGAGATGGTGGGTGCCATGGGACGGCGTACCGCTGTTGCCAACAATGACCAGATCGTTGAAGGTATTTCCGCTGGCGTGTCCGTTGCTAATGACGGCGTGATCGCCGCTATCTATGCACTCATGAATATCATTGAGGACAAGGATTTGTCTGTGTCCATCGGTGATGATGTAATTGGCCGGTCTTATGACCGGTACAACCGGAGCAGAGGTGTCCGAGTGAACAGTGGTGCCTTTGCCAACGCCTACTAAGGGGGTAAGGATATGGCAGCATTTATCAAGATCAATGGTCGTGAATATCCTTGCCCCCGCAGGGGGCTTAACCTCATGACCGCTACCATCGTGGACTCCGCCAGAAACGCAAATGCTGTGGTGGTGGGTCAGGTGGTAGGCCGTGAACAGCAAAAAATCGACAATCTGGAATGGGCTTATCTGACTGCGGAACAGTGGTCGAGCCTGTTGCAAGAATTTAGAAATTTCTATGTGATGGTCACTTACCCGGATATGGTGAACAACACATGGACTACCCGGAAGATGTACCCCGGTGACAGAACGGCAGAGCCATTCCATCTTGACCCGGAAACACAGCTTCCCATTGATTACATTAACTGCAAAGTTAATCTCATTGACTGCGGAGAGCCGTTGTAAAGGAGGGCCGATATGAAATCTGTAAGTAACGCTTACAAGTCGAGTATGCGTGGTCTCCTTCGCAACCGCTCCTATGTCCGTATTACCTTCGGAAATGTGGACACAACAGCCGCAACAGACGGTGAGTGGGTAAGCAATGGGGAGCTGCCTTTTTCTGAATTTGAAACGGTGGATTACCCTTATCAGTATGGGAGTCCCTATGCCGTTTTGGAATTAAATAGGTGGGCATTGGATGGTAAAGCTCTCATTCTTCCCGCCAGTGGAACGGTGCAGGACGGTTTTGCGTCCAGCCTCATAAGTGACGCTGAGGGAGCGTTCAGTACCCCGGCAGTCATTACCCGGCAGTTCTCTACTCCCCACACCTTCCCCGGTCTGACACTGACTTTTGATACCCGGTATCAGGAATGGCCTTTGCGGATCACCGCAAGGTTTTACCTGGGCAATGCCCTGGTTGATACCCAAGTAGTACCTGTGACCGGCGTAGAGGCTGTGGTAAACACGAGAGCGGCCCAGGTAGACAAGGTGACGATCACCTTCGACATGGCTCTGCCATATCGGAGGCCCAGGCTGGAAGAGGTTCTATACGGCCTGAACAAGCAATTTGTGAACAAGGATATTATTTCCACTCAGCAAAAGCATGATGTTGACCCTCTGAGCCGCAGACTGCCAACTGAAACGATGGAGTTCACCATCATTGACTACGAACACAATTATGACCCCGATAATCCGGCTGGCATCTACGCTTATGTGGATAAGAACTCTCCCATTGAAATCCAATTCGGCTATGAGCTGCCGGACGGCTCTGTGGAGTGGATTAAATCTGACAGGTATGTGCTGAACGGCAAGCCCACTACCAAGGATAACCAAACAACCTTTACCGGAACCGGTCTGATTGGAAGTCTGACGAAAACCTTCTACAAAAGCAAACTTGGTTCTAAAAGCCTATTTGCCATGGCAGAAGAAGTTCTGTTGGACGCTGATTTGACCATGACGGAACAGGGAACACACCCATGGGAGATTGACGAGAGCTTGAAGCAGATGTTCACTACGGCGGCTCTTCCCATCGACACACACATGAATTGCTTGCAGTTAATCGCTCATGCGGCCCGTTGCCGCCTGTTTACGGACGATGACAACATCATCCATATCAAACCCTTCGGTGTGACTGTGACTGGCATTTACAGCGGCCAGTGGGCTGACAACGGCCATCTCTGGTACAGCGAGTGGGGAACGGTGGACAAGGGCAATACCAGTGAGAACACTTATGCCGTATTTGAGTTGAACCGGTGGACGCTGGACGGCGGTAATCAGGTGATTATCCCTGATGATGACCCCAATGGGAGAGGATATATCAGCGAAGCCATGACCAATGCGGAAGGGACATTTACAATGGCCCCGGTCTTTACCAAAACCTTTGATGTGTCACATGACCTTCCTGTGGTCGCTATCCGCTTTGATACGCCTATGGAAGAATATCCCACTTCTATTCAGGTGAAGTATTACAAGGACACTATTCTGCTGGACACACAGACGGTTCCGGTCAATTCAGTGGAGGTGTTTGTGTCTTCCTCCTTGGCGATTGACTGTACCAAAATTGAGGTGTCTTTTCTGAGCGGACTCCCTTATCGGAGAATGAGGGTTAGTAAGGTCTATTACCGGGAAACTGACTTCACTCTGGATTTCTCTTCTATCGCAGAGAATAGTCAGGCGATCTCCAAAATTGACGAGTTAAGAGCTGTCACCGTGGCCCGGTACTCCTACGCTGCCAGTGATAGTACCACCAATCTCTACGAGGAAACGACCACCGAAACTGAGCTTCATGTTGAGTTCTCTGGTCTTGCACAAGATATTCAGATCAATGTATCTGGCGGAACGCTGGTATCTTCCAACATTTACGCCAGAGCTGCGGATTTGGTGTTATCCTCCGGCACCAAAACCGTAACTATTACCGGACGGACTTTGCAGGAGAACTCGGTGGTCGTTTCCTACCCCGTAGCTCTCACCGGAGAGGTAGACAAGGAGGAAAATCCCTTAATCACCAATGACAGTATGTGCCTTGCTCTGGCAAACCATGTAAAGAATTATCTACAAATGCGAAACACCTATGATGCAGATTATCGTGGAAACCCGGAGATGGAGGTAGGCGACATTATTGGTCTGCAAACCCGATACACCAATGAAATGGACGCTCTGATCTTGGTGGATGAAATCTCCTTTAACGGCTCTCTGAGCGGAAAGATGAAGGTGAAAGGCTTGATATGAGTATTATCAATGAGCTTGTCTACAACCGCACACAGGCCGATGTAGACCGGGTTTATACCCTAAAGAATAAAATCCTCACGGGAGGGCTTGCCGCCCTCACCGCTGAGGAAAAAGCTGAATATCTGGCCGGAATGAAAGGTGCCTATAACTACACGGACTTCAACCGGCTTGGAGAGGCAATCGCCTATCTGGTAGAGCAAATGAAAAAGCTGGACATTCATGATAGCTCCATTGTCCCGAAGGTAGATTGGGCCATGGGAGATACCCCAACACAGAGCCAGGTAAGAAATCTCCTAAGCTGTCTGACAAAATTGAGGGCAAAGCTCTCTCTGCCGGACAATACTCCGTCTGTGCCGAACTCTCTGGACAAATTGACCTATCAGACGGCAAATGACATGGAGTTTTTGCTTTGGATAATTGACCAGCGAATTACACAGACAACCGCAGCGTTCCGCTATTCCGGGACGATGTATTGTGGACAATAAGGAGGAACTTATAGCATGAAAGACACCAGCATCAAGGGCAATGGAAAGTCCAGCATTATCAAAGCCCCTTCTGATATGCCCGAAACCTTTGAAGCATGGCGGGAACAGCTTCTCGCCGGACAAGGCTACCTTGATGTGCAGTTGAATACCGATACAACCGGGGAAAACGCCGGGTGCAATGAAATCGGCACCGCTTTGAATAAAGCTAATTTGCTGAATGATACCACGAAAGCGGCCTTGGAACTGACCCAGGCAGACCCTACGGTAAATGACGCTCTGTATGCCCTAAGTCAGAAGGGTTCTCCCGCTGAGGTTCATGTGATCGCAGACAACGGAACCCAGGTCACAATGAGTAAGGGGAGTAAAGTCCTGACCGCTCAGGTGTCCAGTGGTGAAGCGGTTCTCTACCCTGCCGAATTGGGCGATTGGAGTATTAAGTACACCTTTGGCGGCTCTCAGAAAACTCGGACTTGGACTCTGGAAGTCATTGGTATCGTCTATGTCTATCCCTTCGAGATCGGAGCTACCCTGAACGATACCGATTGGGAAGATATTGAGATTTGTGGTCGCCTGGGTATGGCGGAAAAATTCTTCAAGGTGGGAGATACAAAGACTGTAAACATCGGCGGAACTAACTACGAGGTACAGATTATTGATTTTAACCATGACGATAAAGTATCTGGTGGTAAGGCTCCCATGACATTCCAGCTTGTGGACTGCCTCAATCAGACGGAACAGATGAATAGCAGTAACACCAATACCGGAGGTTGGAACGGCTCTGCCATGAGAACCAAAATGGCTACCTATAAGGGCCAACTTCCGGCAGCTCTTCGGAATGTCATCAAGACCGTCAAGAAAAAATCCGGCACTGGTGGCGGAAGTTCCAGCGGTACGCAGACCACCAATGATGACCTGTTTCTGTTGTCCGAAATTGAGATTTTTGGCACGACCTCTTACTCGGTAGCCGGTGAGGGTGCACAGTACGCTTGGTACAAGGCCGGGAACACCAGAATTAAGAAGGTCAACGGTTCTGCGGACGCCTGGTGGGAGCGTTCGCCTCATGGCGGCAACACCTACTATTTTTGCCGTGTGAACGGTTCGGGGGACGCCGGCAATAGCGCCGCCAGCTACTCTTATGGCGTGTCCTTCGGCTTCTGCGTTTAATCCAATATCTGCGAAATCCCGCCCCGTAAGGGGCGGTATAGGAGGGTAATTATGTCAGTCATCAAATCTAAACGGGGAGAAAGCCCAATGCAGTTCATCGAAACCGCAAGAAAACTGGAAGCTCACACTTTTTCCGTTGTCACCAAGGCTCCTAAGCGGTACGGCCCTTATCTCCTTTACAAGCTCATGGCTCTTGCTACCACGGTTCATGACGAGGTTCGGGCGGCAAACAATATCTATCCGAGAAACCAGCATGAAGCGCAAATGCGCCGGGACTGCCTGACAAAAGCCAATATTGCCCTCCAAAATCTCAGTCCAAAGCTGACCTTACTCTATGACGCTATTCTTCAAAACCCGGAAAAATGCCCGTGGATTGACCACGCCATGCAGGAGTTCGGAGAGTACATCAAAGAGGAAGCGAAGCTGATCGCAAAAGTGAAGAAAGCTGACAGCGAGAGGTATAAAGACCTCCCGGTGTAAGTTTTCAGATATGGGTCAAGTCCTGTCATCCGTTTATTGTTCTGCGAACAACTGGTGGGAGCGTTCGCCTAATAGCGGCAACACCAACAATTTTTGCAATGTGAACAGTTCGGGAAACGCCAACAATAACAACGCCAACAACTCTAATGGCGTGTCCTTCGGCTTCTGCAACTTCGTATGGGTCAGTCGTAGTAACCCCGTTGGGTGAAATCAGTACCCTTTGCAGAAGGAGGGCTTGTACCCTGCCGAAAGGCTAAAACTTCCGGGTATATCGTTTGAAATATACCCTTTCCGGCAACGGGAACTTCCGATGTAGTCAGCCGGACGCTGCTTGCATGGTGAGCGATTGTACGGTAGCTCATTTCATGGCTGGTACTACTATGCAGTTAGAACCCGTACCCCACAATAATACTGTACGGAGGGAACCCCTTTTTATGACGAGTGAGGAACGAAGGGAAATCCGTTATCAACGCAGGAAAGCAAAGAGGGACGAGGCCCGTCTAAAGCGAAGTATGGCCTGTGGAGATTTTGATGAAGTCTTTTCGTTCCGGCATCTATATCTCTCTGCGAAAAAGTGCTGTAAAGGAGTGTACTGGAAAAGTTCTACACAAAGGTATATCAGCAATCTTATCCCAAATATCTCTGAAACCCTATTATCCCTGAGAAATGGCACCTTTATTCACCGAGGCTTCCATGAGTTCTACATCATGGAGCGTGGCAAGAAACGGCATATTCGCTCTGTTCATATCTCGGAGCGGACAGTCCAGAAATGCCTATGTGATTACTGCATTGTGCCAATCTACTCCGCCTCTTTCATCTACGACAACTCCGCCAGTTTGAAGCACCGAGGAATGGACTTTGCCTTACGGCGGATGGTCTATCACTTGGAACGGCATTTTCGCAAGCATGGTCTGGCTGGTGGTATCTTGATCTATGACTTCAAGAGCTTCTTCGATGACGCTCCCCATGAACCCCTGCTGGCGGAAGCGGAAAGGCGGCTCCACGATGACCGTATTCGGGCTTTACACAACAGCTTCATTGCGGATTTTGGCCCGGTAGGGCTTGGCCTGGGCAGTCAGATCAGTCAGACAAATGCTCTGTTGTTGCCGAGTCCGCTTGACCATTATTTCAAAGAAGTCCTGGGGATTGAGGGATATGCCCGGTATATGGATGACGGCTACGCCATTCACGAAAACCTGGATTATCTAAAGGGCGAATGTATGTTGGGATTGGAAGAGGTCACTCGGCACCTTGGACTCCGGCTCAACTGGAAGAAAACCAAGGTTGTTCCTCTGGTGGACTTCTACCGATGGTTGAAGACCAAGTTCATCGTCACACCGCAGGGGAAGGTGATCTTGAAGATGAACCCGGCTTCTACCAAAATCATCCGGCGCAAACTCCGTTCTTTTTACCGAAAATGGCAGATGGGTGAAATGACCCTGGCTGATATTCGCAATTCAGTGGACAGCTATAACGGCCACATGATGCGAGGCAACAGTTATAAGGTAAAAGAGCGAACCAATCAGTATTTCAAATCTATGTTTGGGTTCTATCCGAACAAGAAAGGTTGGGAAAGAAATGTATCGAATGTTCAAAGGAGAAATTGTACTGGCAACAGTTACGAACCCTGTTTGGGTCAAAAAGCAGGATAACGGCAGCTATGGCCTGTGTAGTGAACAGGAGGCTCAGGGTGTCGTGATTGAGGGTACTGTGTACCATGTGGAGGGCAGAGGAGAACTGGACGGTACGGAAAGCATTGTAGTGACCGAAATCAGTGAGATTGCCTACCAGAAAGAGCAGGAAGCCATTATTCAGAGAAAAGCGGAGCAGGAGGAAGTAGACGCTATTGCGGCGGCGATTGAGAGGGGGCTTGCGCTGTGAATAAGAAGATGTTGGACGCTTTGACGAGTGCAATCTATGTGTCGAAGCTAAGTCTGGCCGGGGAAGCCGTGACGGAGGATGACCAGAAAATCAGAGCCGCAGGGTTGTACCCCGATTGGGAGGCTGGAAAGCATACCAAGGGTGAAATCTACAATACCCATGCTGGGGATAGCCTGGGAAACGAGTGGGAACAGACTTGGGAGTGTTATCAGGCTTACGACAATGCCACCTATCCCGGCCTCATTCCCGGCGACTCCTCCTGGTACACCTTCAACCGGCCCCTGCATGGTAAGACAAAGGAAACCGCTCGGCCCTTTGTTCCCGTTCAGGGCGCACATGATATGTACCACACTGGTGAGTACATGATCTTCACAGACGGAAAAGTGTACCGGTGCAAACAGGACACCAACTTCTCTCCCACCGATTACGCTCAGGCTTGGGAGGTAGTGGAATGACAGAGGCAATCGTTGTAGCTATTATCACGGGTGGGCTGGCTCTGCTTGGCACCATCTATTCCAGCAATAAGACCGCTCAGACCATGAACGCCAAACTGGATAGGCAGCAAGCGGTTACGGAAACGAAGCTGGAAGACCTCACCCATGAAGTCCGGGAACACAACAATTTTGCCAAGCGTATGCCCGTGGTTGAAGAGCAAATCAAGGTCATTAACCACCGCATTTCCGATCTGGAAGAGTTTCACAAGCCTGTTTGACTGAACATTTTCAGTGGTCAATAGTGAGTTTAGTGAATGATTTTAAGTTTTTGCTATAAAGTCCCCTTAGAGAGCGTCCCTATAAGAGAGTTTATGGTAAAAATCGAAAATGGGTCACTAAACTCACCAAAATAGAAAGGAGAAGCATTATGGAAACTATTATCAAGCGTCTGTCCAATCTGCTGTCCGTCAAGTCCCTTGTGACCCTTGTACTGACCGGCGTGTTCGCTTTTATGGCTTGCACCAACCAGATCAGTCAGGACTTCATGACCATTTATGCCGTCATCATTGCATTTTACTTCGGCACTCAGAGCCAGAAGACGCAGGAGCTTTTGGATGATAACAAGGGAGGCAAGTAAGCCATGATGAAAGCAAGTGAGCTGGTCGGTAAGGCCATAGACATTGCGAAGAACGATAAGACGCTGTATGTCATGGGGTGTTTTGGCGCACCCCTGACTACGGCCAACAAGAAACGGTACACCACCAATCATTCCTACAACAAAGCTACGGCCCGTTTGAAGATGATTAACGCCGCTTCCGAGGACACCTTTGGGTTTGACTGCGTGTGTCTTATCAAGGGTATTCTGTGGGGCTGGTGCGGCGACAAGAGTAAGACCTACGGAGGGGCGAAGTACGCTTCCAACGGTGTACCAGACATTGGGGCCGACCAGATGATTACCAAGTGTCCTGACGCTTCTGCCACTGGTTGGGCCGACATGGAACCCGGTGAGGTGGTATGGACTACCGGCCACATCGGTATCTACATCGGTGACGGTCTGGCTGTCGAGTGTACGCCTAAGTGGAAGAACTGTGTGCAGATCACGGCGGTGGGCAACATCGGCTCCAAAGCCGGGTACAATACCCGCACCTGGAAGAAGCATGGTCACATTCCTTATGTGGAATACGATAAGGCTCCTTCCGTAAAGCCACCTGAGCCTGATACGGTTGTTCCCGCACCCGTTACCGAGGTCAAGGCCACCGGTACTGCCAAATCCTTTAACAAGGCTGTGGCTGGCTCCTACAAAGTGACAGCAAGCTCCCTGAATGTTCGTAACGCTGCTGGTACGGAGCATAAGGTTTTGACTACCATTCCGAAAGGAACTGTGGTCAAGAATTATGGTTACTATACGGTGGTCAATGGCGTAAAGTGGCTCTATGTCAAGTTCACCTACAAGCGAGTGACCTATACCGGGTTCTGTTCTGCGGCCTATTTGAAAAAGTGAGGGTGGTATCAATGAGCGGCAAGCGAGTTGCCACGAAGCCGAAAAAGAAGGTGAAGAAGCGTACTCTTTTCACAGTCTTCTCCATGTTCAATCTGTTCTGGTACACAATCGCTGTTCTGGTTGCCAATTTCCACGACCACATGATTTCATCGGAACTGACGGTGGCCTGGTTCTCTGCGTGGACGGTGGAGCTTGCCTTGCTCTTTGGTATCAAAATCAAAGACAAATCTTCTGATGAAAGTGCAGGGTAATCATGCAGACATTAAAGGATTTGACGCTGGACAAGCTGATAAATCTCTATGAGGGTGTGGTAGTCCATGACAGAAAACAGATTGTGGAATGGGATGGACACTGTGGGACACCTATCTACGAGATCAAGCAACGGACATTGGCGCAGGACAAAATGATTTTGGGTGCGCTGAAATGTGCCAAAGCGAACGGTTTCACCGGAGAATAA